AAGGCAGAAGCTGCTTCAGGCTCTATTTTTAAAGGCGGATGGCGACCTTTCATTGGGTGGGTTTGCGGTTTTGCTTTTGCTTACCATTTTATTCTTCAGCCCATTCTTCTCTTCGGGGTTGCTGCTGCCGGAATATCTATTCCATCTCTTCCTGAGTTTGATATGAGCCAGATGATGCCTGTTTTGCTTGGCATGCTTGGCTTGGGTGGACTGCGTACTTTTGAAAAGCAAAAGGGTATAACAAAGTGAGGTGATATATGGTCTGGTTGCCTGTAGCTTTTGTCTGTTTGACAAACAATGTATGCTCGTTTTATAACGGCAACCTATCCATATCGCAGGAGCAATGCGACACCCAAAACAAGATTGCAGTAAGAGCCATGCAAACTGACGCCGATGTAAAAGCCTATCAGGTGGACTGCATCGAAATTAAACCCAAATCAACGGACTCTCTATGAAACTAACCGCGAACTTCTCTTTAGCCGAAATGACCAAGAGCGACACCGCTCTGCGTCTGGATATGGACAACACCCCCGGGGAAGCAGAAACTGCAAACCTGACCGCTCTGTGCGAGTGCGTTCTTCAGCCCGTGCGCAATCACTACGGCATGGGTGTTAAGGTCAACTCCGGCTTCCGTCACCCCAACGTAAACGCGAAGGTAGGCGGCTCCAAAACTTCTGACCACTGCAAGGGCATGGCTGCGGACATCGAGATTCCCGGTGTGGCTAACGCTGACCTTGCCAAGTGGATTGTTGAGAATCTTGAATTCCGTCAAGTCATCCTTGAGTTTTACACCCCCGGCATCCCTGATTCAGGTTGGGTGCATGTTAGCTACAACCCTGCCGACAACAAGAAGCAGGTACTCACTGCTACCAAAAAAGACGGTAAAACAGTATACTTACCCGGACTTGTTGCTTAAGAGTTACACATGCCATTACAAGCCATCAAAATCAAGCCCGGTATCAACCGAAGCGGAACTGCCACTTCTACAGAAGGCTATTGGTATGATGGCGACAAGATTCGTTTTCGTCTCGGAAACCCTGAGAAGATCGGTGGCTGGGTAAAGGATAACGGCGAGCATGGCTCTGGCCCCACGCCCCCTGCTGGCGCTTTCTGGGGGGTCTGTCGGTCTCTGTGGAATTGGGTTTCTCTCAAGGGCCGCAACTACCTTAGTCTGGGTACGCATCTCAAGTTGTATGTACAAGACTCATCCGATGGTGACCTGTACGACGTAACCCCCCTTCGACGTACCGCAACGGGTACGGCCACTTTTGCCGCTACTTCAGGCTCTAGTGTTATTACAGTAACCGATGCGGGGCATGGCGCTCAGACGGGTGATTTCGTACTATTTAGCTCCGCCGCGAGTCTTGGCGGTAACATCACTGCGACTGTACTAAATAACGAATACGAGATTACCTATATCAGCAGTAGTACGTACTCTATAGATGTGGGCGTTGCGGCTAACGCAAGTGATGTTGGTAATGGTGGCGGCTCAACTGTTGCCGCCTATGAAATAACTACAGGTAACGAGTACTACGCAACGGCTGCTGGTTTTGGTGCTGGTGGCTGGGGCGGTGCAACTACGGGTTTTGCAGCTACTGGCTGGGGAGAGTCTGCGGCTACTGGTGTGGGTGTTAACTTGCGCTTGTGGTCTCAGATTAACTATGGCGAGTACCTGATATGTAACCCACGGGGCGGCGCTCTGTATATGTGGGTGCCTTCCGCTACGCCAAGTAGTTTCCAACGCGCTCAGGTTCTTTCCTCTACAAACACAAATACGCAAGACGGAACCGCCTACTGGACGACAGATTCTAGCTGTCCTAGTCTTTGTAATATTGTCCACGTGTCAGACTCGTCACGCTTTGTAATTGCGTTTGGTTGCAATGACTACGGCAGCGCTACTTTAAACCCATTGTTAGTTCGTTGGTCCGACCAAGAAGACTACGGAACGTGGGCACCTGCAATCACTAACCAAGCGGGCAGCTTCACACTGTCAGCAGGGTCACAGATTGTCTCGGTTCGCCCGCAACGCCAAGAAATTTTGATCTTTACCGACGCGGCGCTGTACTCTATGCAGTACCTTGGCCCACCCTATGTGTGGGGCTTTAACCAGTTGGGGTCGAACATCTCGATCATTTCCCCCAATGCCGCAGTTACAGCGTCAAACGTTACGTTCTGGATGGGTATCGACAAGTTCTATATGTACGATGGTCGTGTGCAGACGCTCCCCTGCACGGTATGGCAGTATGTATTTAACAACATTAGCGGTGAGCAGAACTACCAAATTTTCTCTGGTACAAACGAGGGCTTCAACGAAGTCTGGTGGTACTACTGCTCGGCTGGGTCTACAACCGTAGATCGATATGTCATTTTTAACTACGCCGATCAAGTGTGGTATTACGGCAATCTTTCCCGTACTGCTTGGCTGGACAGCCCCCTGCGACACTACCCAACAGCTACGGGATATGACGGGCAGGTCTTCTACCATGAGAACGGTGTGGATGACGGCTCAACTAACCCACCGTCTGCAATCAGCTCCTACATCCAAAGCGCCAACATTGATATTGATGACGGCTACAAGTATGGGTTTGTATGGCGTCTGCTGCCTGACTTGAAGTTTGACGGCTCTACCGTAAGTGCGCCTGAAGTTACATTTGATTTGCTCCCTGCAGATAATCCCGGTTCTGGATACGGCACCGAAGGTGGTGGCGATGTTGTGAGTGCTAATAACTATAGTGCCACACGCCAGTACAAGATTCAGCGGTATACCCAGCAAGTCAATGTCCGCCTGCGCGGGCGTCAGATGGCGCTTAAAGTTTCCTCTGAAGGTGTCGGCACCCAGTGGCAGGTGGGTAACCCCCGCATAGATATTCGTCAAGACGGGCGTAGGTAATGGCTACCCGTATCCGCCCAGTAGCTCAGCCGCGATTACCCTCGGCCCCGCTGACGTATGCTGCGCAGTATCACGAACAGTATTCCAATATCCTGCGGTTGTTCTTTGAGCAGCTTGTTAATATCGTGGCGTCGCTTATTGGGCGTAATGGCGGGCAGTACGTAGAGTGTCCCAACGGCCTATTCTTCAATACTGGCGAACAGTTTTTTGCGGTAGTCAATACTGCGTACCCCGTTGCCTACAACCAAACGTATTTAAATAATGCAGTCGCATTGCAGTCAGGTAGTACGTCTCGAATTCAAGTAGACGTTAGCGGTATCTATAATTTTCAGTATACGGGGCAGGCTATAAGCGAAAACTCAAGCGCCAAGAGCATATATCTGTGGATTAAACGCAATGGGGTAGACATCGGGTATTCCACTCGGGCAAATACAATATCCGCAAATAACCAGTATTTAGAGCTGCAGTGGGCGTTTAACATTGATCTGCAGGCTGGAGACTATATTGAGCTCGAAGTATCTGTCACCGACACCGCGTTACATCTCCATGCAGAAACCGCAACTGCCCCACATCCCGGCATCCCATCGTCGGTTATGACGGTAAATTACATATCGCCATTGCCAGACACATTGCCGACACCTCCTTAACTTTGTAAAATACAGCCATGAATAACCTACACCCAATTGCGCAGGCTGTCCAGTCGCAAGGACGCAACAACGATACGCAACTTGTCCACATGACTCCCGGCGAAGTGCAAGGCTTGCAGGCACTAGCTAAAGCGCATGGTGGGTCTCTAAGTATTAACCCTGAGACGGGGCTGGTAGAGGCGGGCTTCTTGGAGTCTATTCTCCCAACGATTGCTGGTGCGGGTTTGATGATGATTCCCGGTATGCAGCCGATGGGCGCCGCGTTGATTACGGGATTAGGTGCTACTGCGCTAAACGGCGGCGATCTGGGTAAAGGTCTAATGGCTGGCCTCGGCGCTTGGGGCGGTGCTGGTATGGCGAGTAGTTTGGGAATCGGTGCCGCTGGAGCGGCAGGTGGGCTTGGGTCAGGGGTTACCGCAGCTCCCGCAGCAAATGCTTCTTTAGAAGCGGCAAATATTGGTGCTAATGCGGCCAGTCCAGCGAATTTCTCACTTGTCGATGGCGCTAGCAAATCTGGAATGGGCTTAAACGCAGCATCTCACAATGCCATGGCTGGGCCAAGCTCGTTTGCTATTGCACCGCCCGCGGCTCCAGTCACACCACTAACACCTATGCCCACAGCCGCAGGTTCGGTTCCAGCTAGTCCATACGCGCTCTCCAGCCAGCCCACCATGATGGATAAACTTGGCTCGGGGCAGTTCTGGAAAGATAACTGGCAGTCCGCTGCCGCTGCCGCTGCTCCCGTGGCTATGGACCTGATGGGCCAGAAAGATACTATTGCCCCCAAGGATAACGAGCAGTTCCAATACGACTACAACCCCGGACGCGTCTCTGAGGCAGATTTGGCAGCACAACGGGCCGCAAACCCCAAAGGGGAGCTGCAATACTTTAAGCCCTCATATGGCCCCCGACGTACCGTGCAGGTAGCTCAAGGCGGTATTCTTGGCTATGAAAACGGTGGCCCTATAGGCGCTGTTGAACCGGTAGGGATAAATACCCCCCAATCAATGGATCAGTCATATTTTAAAGATATGGCTACAGGTACGCTTAAAAACGCAGCTATAAGCAAACTGGGGCAGGCTCTTGGGCTTTCTCCGCAGGCTATGGCGCTGGGTATGGCGGCTAAAGGTATTTACGGATTCTTTAATCCGGAGAACCCCGCAGCTCCAGTAATGACTGGGAGTGACTTCCCTTCAGTTCCCGGACAAAATCCAAGTGGTGATTCAGGCAGTGTCACCGCCGACCCCACCGGAGCAACAGAAACTTATGGAGATGTAAGCCAAGGTACGCTATTTGCCCAAGGTGGTATTGCTGGTTTAGCTGCTGGCGGTATGGCTAAAGGCGGCTTTGTTGTCCCTGCCGACGTTGTCAGCGCTTTGGGTAATGGCAGCACGGATGCCGGTCTGCGTACACTTCAGCTCAAGTTGGGGTCAATCAAACCCATCAAAGGCAAGGGCGACGGGCTAAGCGACTCTATCCCTACCAGCATTGACGGTAAACAACCCGCTCGCGTTGCGGATGGTGAGGCCTATATTGACCCTAAAACCGTGGCTAATATCGGTGGTGGGGATGCTAAGAAGGGCGCGCAGAAACTGTACGCTATGATGGATAAGATTCGGCAGCAAGCCCATGGTAAAAAGACTCAGCAGCGTAAAGTAGATCACCGTAAAGTCGTGTAATGCAAATCCAACGCGTAGATATATCGCATGTGAATCAAGTTTGGCCGTTGGTCGAACAGTTCATTGCGAGCGCACTAGAGCACTCAAAAGGCGATTACACCGTAGAGCAGGCCCAAACGCTTGTATCTATGGGCTATTGGACTTTAATAGTTGCTGTCGATGAGGCTGGCGTTCAGGGCGCAGCTACTGTATCATTCAGTAATCGCCCTAACGACCGGGTAGCTTTTATTACGACTATTGGTGGCAAACTAATTTCCAATGCGGATACGTTTGCGCAACTGAAGCAGGTTTTAGCATCTACCGGTGCTACATATATTGAAGGCGCGGCGCGTGAGTCTATCGCCCGTCTGTGGTCACGGTATGGCTTTGAAGAGAAATACCGAATTGTAGGAGTAAGAATATGAGCGGTGGCGGTGGTGGCGGTAATGCTACACAAACTCAAGTAGTCGATGTACCAGAATGGGCGAAACCGTATGCCAAAGAGGGGCTAGGACAAGCGGCTGCCTTAACTGATATTGAGCAAAATCCGTATCAGACATACAGCGGCGACCGACAGGCTGACTTTACTGGGCTTCAGACTAAAGCGTTTACGGGCGCAGAAAGTATGGCTCCGTCGGCGGCTATGGGAACTGCTGCAAACATGGCGGGACAGGCGGGTCTTGGGGCGTTAGGTGCCGGGTCGAGCTTTAACCCATATCAAACAGGCCAATTTACTGGGCAGACCGCGCAAGACTACATGAACCCCTACATGCAGAATGTAGTGGATATTCAAAAGCGCGAAGCACAACGCTCTGCTGATATTGCTGGTACTCAACGTGCGGGTCAGGCTACTCGCTCTGGGGCATTTGGCGGGTCACGCCAAGCCATTATGGAAGCGGAAGCTGGACGTAATCTTCAGCAACAACTTGGCGACATTCAGGCTACCGGGCAACAGGCAGCATACCAAGATGCTGCGAGCCGCTTTGCTCAAGAACAACAACTGCGTGAACAGTCTCGTCAATACGGCGCTGGCTTGGGTATGCAGGGTTATCAGACTGCGCTTACAGGTGCGGGTCAACTGGCTAACATCGGTCAGCAGACTTTCGGTCAAGAAATGGACATCAACAAGCTGCAGCAGCAATACGGCACGCAGCAACAGGCGTTCCAGCAACAGGGCTTGGATACACGGTATCAGGACTTCCTGAATCAACAACGCTACCCATATCAACAGCTCGAGTTTATGAACTCTATGCTGCGCGGCACCCCCATGGGCACTGTGTCATCTATGTACCAAGCGGCACCCAGCCAGTTATCTCAGTTGGCGGGTATTGGCACTGCTGCGTACGGCGTGAGCCAGATGAAAGAAGGCGGCGAGGTTCAAGGATATGCTGTAGGTGGCGGTATCACTGGTTTGCTTAAAGACGAGCAGTTGCAGCAACGCACTCAGATGCCAACCGTATCCATGCTAGCTAAAATGGCTGCGCAGGACGAACTCCAAGCGCGCGCTCAAATGCGAGCCGGTGCTACGGCGCAACAAGCTCCCCAAGGAGACCAGCCTTCAGTAGCCGACGAATACATGGCGTCTCGTGGTATTGCAAACTTGCCCACTGACGAGATCAACATGGCAGGCGGTGGTATTTTGGCATTTGCAGGGGGCGGCGACGAAGGTAAGAAACGTTACATGCCTCTGTGGGAACGTGCAGAAAAGCAACGCCTTGAGAAAGGCAGCATTTACTCTCCAGATTTTGGCACGCCTATTGACGACCGCCAAGCCGCACTTGACGCACGAAAGGCCGAAGAAGCTGCTGCTCGAGAGACTCCAGCTTGGGAATCAGATTTCTACCCACAGGGCCAAGGCGAAGCGTGGGATGCAATAGGCGACGCGCTAATGTATAGCTCCGACAAAGCCGCTATGGAGAAACGAGCCACGGAAAAAGCCTCAGCGGTGGAGTCTAACGCTTCAGATGCTTTACGCGGTAAGAGCCGTAAGGACAGCCGCGCCGCTCGGAAGGCGAAAGAGGACAAACGCCCACCTGTTGCACAGCCTCAACAAAGCAAAACGGCTCCAGCGGCAGCGGCAGAAGCAAAACCACGGCCAGTAAGTGCGGCCACTGCGGGTACCGCCCCTGCGGAGTCGGGACTGAGTCTTGCGCAAGTGCAGGCCATGCACCGAGGCGACCCATCAACTCGTCAAGCGTACATCGACCAAATGGACTTGGCTAACGCTGCGAGGGAAGATACCTTTAAACAGGGTATTGCAAACATTAAGCGCGATCAAGAAGCACTGGGCGAGTACGGCACCGAGCGTGAGGCTAAGCTCAAAAAGCAGGAAGAAGGACTGGCGGGTCTGGAGAAACGCAATAAGAGTATGGCGTTCATCGAAGCAGGTCTGGCAATTATGTCTGGCAACTCGGCTAATGCGTTTGAGAATATCGGTAAGGGCGCGCTGGTCGGCACCAAGGCATACCGCGAGGGTATGGATAAGATCGATGCTAAGCGCACTAAGCTAGATGAAGCCTTCATGAATCTGTACGACATCCGTCGTGGTGAGAAGGTTGCTAATAAGAAAGAACTTCGCGCTGCTGAAAACGCACTCGAGACCGCAAAAGCTGATAGTGCTAAGACAATGGCGGATGTTACCGGAAAACTATTTGACGCCGACCGGGCCGACTCTAGAGCTGCCATTGATACATACACCAAGATAAAAGAAGGCGAGTTGGATCGTGCATCACGCGAGCAAGTTGCCAACATCGGTGCGAATGCCACAATGTCTGCCGCGAAATACAGGGCTAGCACATTGACGGAATACCAAAGATCACAACTGCGTAACCAAGCAGCGAGTGAAGTAGATAAGGCACTGGCGAAAAACGTCCGGCTTCAGATGCAAGCCGCAAAAGACCCCTCTATTCGAGACCGCATGATCGAGAAAGCCTATAACGAACGTTTAAACGCCGCGGGGGCTAGTGGTGGACAAGCCGATGCTGGGGGCGTTACAATGAACTTTGACGCGCAGGGGAACCCCATTTAACCCCCTGCGGAAACCCACGAAAGTGAGACTTAAATGGCGATTACCGCAAGACTGGCGGATGGACGAACCCTTCGATTCCCCGATGGTACAGACCCCGCAGTTATACAACAGACAGTTAAACGCGTAATCGCCGAGAGTCAGGGGCCAACACAGCCAGAAGTACCGCAAGAAGATCGTGAAGGTTTTGGTGCTGCCGCTGCAGCATCTTTGGCGCGTATGGAGGGCGAACGCGCGCTCGTCAAAGGTAAATCGGGCCTAATTAGCGAAGACGAGGCGATGCGCATATACAACGCGCAGAAGGCCGAAGCGGAACGTTTATTCACCCCGACGGACGATACCTTCTCGTGGCGCGGGCTTAAAGAGTTGGCTGGCGGCTCCCTGCCGTATATGGCTGCTCCCGTTGCTGCTGGCGTCGCCGGGTCTGTTGTAGGTACCCCCGCAGTGGGTATCGGTGCGTCGTTCGTTACCTCGGCAGCACAATTCTCTGGCTCCAACTTGGCGCGCCAGATCGATGAGGGTAAATCTCTACAAGAAGCCTCTGGCGGAAAAGCCATTGCCGCAGCTATCCCAATGGCGGCCTTAGATACGTTTGCGCTAGGTAAAATTCCCGGCGTCCGTCAGATTCTGGGCCGTGCCGGTATTGAAGTGTCAGAAGATGCTGCCGCAGCTATTGCCCGTAAGGGTGTCGCTCATGCCGCAATGGACTACACAAAGGCAACGGGCAAAGCCCTGACCTACGAAGGTGCCACTGAGGCTGGACAACAGTTCTTTGAGCGTTTACAAGCCGGACTAGATATTGCTGACGAAGCTGCACGAAAAGAATACTACGACAGCTTTATTGGTGGTGCGGTCTTGGGTGGTGCGCTTGCTCCTGCCGGTCGTTACGTTGAACGCCGTGGAGCCCAAAAAGATGTTGAGGCTAAAAAAGAAGACGAGAAGCGCGTAGCTCTTGAGGATCAAATAATTACTGCGCAGCAAGAGGAAGAGGCGTTAGCCGCCGCTCAGGATGTTGACCCAGAGACCCCTGTTAATGACTTGCTACGGGAGCGCTCACAACTCCTTATTTCAGGTAACACTGACCCAGTAACCCTTGCGCGCATTAAAGCGCTTGAGCAAGTTATTAACCCTCAAGTTCAAGGCGACATCAATACCCTCGAGGAAGACCTCTTTGGGGAGTTTGTACAGCCTACCGAAGCGCCCGCAGCCGAAACTGAAGAAGCACCCACCCTGACCAAAGCGGAGCGCCGTCTCCAGCGACAGGAAGCGGTAGATGCTGGGCAGATGGAACTACCCCTTCGCCGCACACCGGCTGGGCAGCCAACGACTACCCCAATACCCGTACCGGAACCAGTTGCCCCCCTGCCAGAGGGCGCGCTGTCTATGAAAGACATTGAGGACACAAACGTCCCAATGAAGACTTCCCGTGGTTGGTTCAACGAAAACGTAGTAGGGAAAACCCCAGAAGAAGTACAGGCCCTTGTTACTGCCGACCCTTCTTTAATTGAGGGTAGAGGGCAACGCGCCCGGGTGCTTCGTGAGATACTTGCACCTAAACCCCCAGCATTTGAGGAGGCCTCACGTGGACCTGAAACTGCTACTGGAACCCAACTCGAGTTCGGATTTCCTACTGGACCCGCAGATGCCGAACCTGCCGTTTCTGAACGAGCAGCAGATCAGCCAAGCGTGGGCATACCTGACGTTCCTGCCGTCGAGGAGCAGCCCGGAATGGCTGGAGTATCCGGACCCCCCGCAGAGCCTGCAGCACCTGAACAACCGGGAGTGGTCGATACTGGATTACCTGCTGGAGATGGAGCTCCACAACCTAAGTCAAGCAGAAAACGTACACTAAAGCCAGTTCGCGCTGAAGAGATAACTGTTGGGGACGAGCTAAAGAGCTGGCGCAATATCCGATCTCGTGTAAAGACCCCCGGTGCCTTAGTTGGCAATGCGGAGGTAGAGGCTTTCCTGCACGCAGTTGATAATGAAGACCATGTCGGCGCGAGGGCCGCACTGGATGACGTAGCGCGAGTCCTGCGTAGCCTACCTAAAGGGGGCAACCAAGCTGCGCGTGCGTTTGTCGAGTACATGAATAAGCGTACTCAGGGGGAGTTTGACCGCATCCTGACCGCCTCGTTTGACCGTATTAGGGAAATCCCTAGTGCGCCAGCGCCAGTGCAAGACACGGAAGCGCAAGACCGGACACGCCGCAAACCGACCATTGATAAGAAGTATCTTGAGCCTGTGCGTATCACGAAGGATAACCTCGTCGTACGGGGTAGCCAGCGCCTGCTTGTCCCTATGGATGATGCAACCGCTAAGAAATATCTGGCAGAGCGCACACTCGGTAAGTTGGAAGAGGCCGTTGAGCCAGCACCCACACGCCAAACGCCTCAAGCTGGCCAGAAGGAATTGGACTTCACCGCGAAACAGCCTGAGCCTAAAAAGCCTGAGCCTAAGAAGCCTGAGCCTAAGAAGCCTGAGCCCGTGGTAGAGAAGAAGCCTGAGCCCGTGGTAGAGAAGAAGCCCACCAAGCAGCCGTGGATGGAGAAGATAGCCTCTAACTTTAAGGGCGGAGCTCGAGTAATTCCTGTGTCTGATACTTTGGCGCTAGCTATGGTATCTGCTGACAGCGGGCGCACCGTTATTATCGGTACGAAACTAAAACCAAGTGCTCCTGACTCGTTCTCCCCAGACAGGTTTATACACACGACTAGCGACCTGTCCAACGGTACGAGCAAGGACTTCACCGCTGATGAAACCGCGCAGTTGATGGAGGCGTACGGTAAGCTAGCTAAAGAGCGTTCGGACTTGGATGCGAAGTACCCAGAGGGTAAGTTCCCTGCTGATTCAAACATCATCACCTCCCCCAAGACCGCCGAGTATGCGGGTTATATCCGTGGTTTGGTGCAGCAGTTGGGGCTTGGGGATAAACGTCTCTATGTGTTTATGGGCGGCGAATCTCGCAGCGACCCGATGGCGCTTGGCATAACCCCGCATTTCGAGCGGCTTGATAACTCACTCGGTGATACAACAGCGCGCTTTGCCATGATGACCGATCGCCCTAACGTCGGAGCGCTCGTACTTAACGAAGAGCAAATTGCTAACAAGAGCAAGCAGGAAATACTGGAGACTATCGCTCACGAAATTGGGCACATGGTCGAACACATGGCGCTGGCGCATGCAACCCCAGAGACTAAAGCGGCTTTAGAGAAAGCCCATAGAGCATGGCTGCAACAACAAAAAGGTGCGTCTATCCGCGACTTGGTTGAGGCTTTACGCAACCGTGAAATTGCCCGCTCTACTCTTGAAGGCGCGCAAATGGATGTCAGTCTCCCTGCGGAGCGTGTGAGTAACTATAGGTACCTCACCTCATTCTCTGAATGGTTCGCAGATAACGTATCTCGCTGGGCTACCACCGATGAGAAACCCGTCGGATTGGTTGAAAAGTTCTTTGCCGATGTAGCGAAGCAGTTGCGCAAGCTGGCTAGTATTGTTACAGGTAAGCGTTTCCTGCCAGACCGTGAGGTGGTTAGATTCCTCCGTAATATCGGCCCGATGGACGCCGTGTCACTGGACACCAACTTGCTAGGTACCAAGCCAGTTACGTCGGACCTGAACCCCTCCATTGATGCAATCGTAGCGTCAAGTGAACTTGCGCAGGCGCAGCCCGGACCCGTTAAGCGCGCCATGTCTTTGATGGTTGATGCTTTCAGTGATACCGCAGGAATCGACTTCGCGGATAAATTCCGAACACTAACTGTTGACACTGCCGCCTCCGCGGAACGTCGCTTGAATGTGTTGTTTGACGGCGCGGTGCGGTCCTCAAAAGGCATCTTGAACCCAATGGGGCTGTACCGTCAGGCGCAGGATACGACTAAACTTTTGCTGGATTGGTTTATTGATGGCTCCCTTGTAAAAGACAAGACGACGGGTCTATATAACACCGAGCAGAGCAAGACCTCCATGAAGTCCGTGCTGGGTAAGGTAGACGCGTGGGGTAAAGCTAACGGGTACTCATTTAAAGAGGCATACAACACGTTATCTAAAGTGCTTGAAGCCAAGCGTCTAGACGCTCTGCGGAAAGAGAACCAACTCAGAAAAGCCAAAGGCGAAGAACCATTCGGTATTAACAAGCTGTCAAACAAAGACAAGCGGTCCGCTGATGCGCAGATCGATGAGATGTTGGCATTTGCAGCAAAGCATGATGCGGAAGTTAAGGCTATCCAGTCTGAGATGGACCAAATACGTTTTGGCCTGATTGACGGCATGGTATCTACTGGACGGCTGTCTGCTGCGGATGGTACTGCATGGAAAGAGGCGACTGACTATATTCCGTTTGATCGGTTGTCCGCCTTTGACGAGAAGTTCCGCACGCAGAAACGTGCGGGTAAGGGTATATCCCAGCTCGGTAAAATCCCAGAATTTATTGGTTCAGACAGCCGCGAAGTCGGTAACACCTTTGATAACTTTGTGAAGACCGCGGGGTGGATGATTGAGCAGACGTTGAAGCAAGATGCCAACACATCTACTCTCAAGATGCTGGAGCGGCTTGGCCAAGCGACCAGCCGTAAGTCTAAAACTGGTATCTCTGACGCAAAACTTGTGTCCGCGTATGACAAGGGTGAGCAGGTTTACTACGAGCTACCTTCTCGCTGGGATGTCATGGCGTTTAAGGACCTCGCCCCACCAAAAGGTGCGCTGGTTAACTTCCTCGCGGGCTTCTCAAACATTTTGCGAACCGCCATTACGTCTCTGCCTCCGTTCGCGGTTCGTCAGGTCGTAAACGACATTCAGCGTGCGTATGCTACATCCGGTGTCGAGAAGCCTTTGAAGCTCGTGTACCCCGCCATTCGTAATTTCTTAACGATTAGTGGATACGAGTTGATGGGCAAACGCCATCCTTCCGTGCGAGAGTTCGGCAAAAAAGGCGTCATTGGTGATTATGACTTCAACACTCGTGACCCCATGGCCTCTATTTTGCATGACCTCGGGTACCAAGCTCGTGGGAAATTGTTCGGTCTACCACTAAAAGAAATGATGCACCGGCTGGAAGGTATCACCCGCGCGTCTGACTTGGCGGTCCGTAAGGCGATATACGACCAGACCATGCGCGAGAAGAACGATAAGCTCTTGGCTACTACTCGCTCGCGCGAATTCATTAACTTCCGTAGGCGAGGGGCTGGTAGTGTGTTGCCTGCTTTGGCTAGCACCATCCCGTTCTTTAACGCGTACCTGCAGGGTATGGACGTACTGCTTCGTGCCGCTACTGGCAAATCAGCCGCTGCTGGACTAAGTAAAGCCGCCGCGAAGCGCATGTTCTTCACCAAAATAACGCAAATGACCGCGTTCTCGACAATCTATGCCATCATGTCGTCCGGCGAAGATTACTACGACGAGGCGAGTCTTTTAGTTCGCCATAACAACTGGATGCTACCCGGCGGAATTAAGCTCCCCGTACCAGAAGAACTGGGCGCAATCTTCAAGGTGCCTGCGGAGATGATGGTCGAGTACTTCATGCGTAACGGCACGAAAGAGGAGATGGAAGCCGCCGACGCAACCTTTACTGCTTTGAAGTATGCGTTTGCTCAGTACGCACCAGTTGGCGGGCGTATGACTCCAATCCCCGCTGCTATTAAGCCTGTCATTGAGGCAGTAACAAACTACTCGTTCTTCACCGGGCGAGAGCTTGAGGGCGTCTACCAACGTGGGCAGCTCCTGCCGTCACAGCGTACACGTGCTAACACCAGCGAACTGGCTAAGGCGATCTCAAAGTTCACGGAGTCTATCGTCGGAGAGAACAACGCCATCTCCCCAATCATGATCGACAACACGCTGCAGGGATACTTCGGCTCCGTTGCCGGTATGGTTACGATGTTTACAGACCAACGGATTAACCCTGATCGTATGGATCGCCCCATACAGAAGTATTGGATGCTTAGCAACTTCTTGTACGACCCAATTGGTACCCGCCGTTTGGATGAGTTCTATGAGCTGCGCAGCAAGACTTTTGGGGTGAAAGGTACGTTGGAGAAGTTGGCCAAGGAAGACCTTGATGCCGCGGTTAAGTTTGCGGATGAACATGTAAACGAACTCACGCTCGCGCAGGGTATCGGCTCGGCACTGGCACAACTTTCTGACACGCGTAAATACAAGAACTACTTAAACTCCAGTCTTGCTGCACAAGAAATGAGCCAAGAAGAGCGCAAGACAATCATGGAAGAGGTACGCCGTATGGAGCAGGAGCTGGTAGGTTGGCTACGTGAAGTCCAAGCGGACATGAACAAAGCTAAATAACCCGCCAGACGCGCACACCGTAGAGTCCGTATTCACAACGATTGCGGGTCTCTACGCGTATGCGTAGCCATCTAGTGTACGGACGGAGCGCCTTCTGCACGTCTTCTGCTTGCGCAGTTGTAGGCAAGAAAAACGACGAGCCCGGTGCCAGCTTGTCCCACATGATGTAGAAAGTCACCCCGAGAAACGGGAACACGTTAATGTCCTCGCTCGGGATGTCCGGTTTCTCAGAGGGCTTGGTCTTCGTTGAACGCCGTCGATTCGATGCCAATTGCTGCTCCATCGAAAATGTAACACCGCACGGCAATACCGCTCATACTACCCAGTGCCCCGGCTCCAAGACGAGTTGGGTGAGACTTGCCGTCATGCTTCATATAGTTCAGCTTGGTCAGGTTCGCTACCGCCCGCTTAACGTCCACTGAACGACTGGCGAAGAACTTGCGGAACTCTGACACCGGTATAGCCAGCTCGTGACTTTCTGGGTCATACCGCATCTTCAAGTCCCCCTTGGGCATCATCGCGGGGCGCTGAGGTAAACCCCCTGCTGGAGTGTATGGCGCCACTAATGCGTTGTTGATATTGGCATGGATAAACTGAGCCAGCGTCTCCCGTGCTACGGCCACAGGGTCACTTACATCGGTACTGTGAACCAACTTACGCTGGGCGATTTCCACTTGCATGTATTGGTAGATACGCTTGATGTCAATGTCGTGCAGCCCCAACCGTTGTGCAATGAGCGCGCCGGTAAATGCAATCGTTAACAGGCATGAGTAGAACCGGTCACGCTGGTCCAACTTAAACTCACGGTCAACTTTCTTCTGCATGTCGGCCAGCATCTGCATGACCTTGTCCATGTTCTGAATGATGTACTCAATGTAGATTGGACCAGCCACGCCGTAGTTCGTGCTCAGCTTAGAGAACACCGCATCGATCTCCTCCTTGGTAGCGCCCATGTACACAGGTACATCCAACTGCAACACGCGGCGCAACTCACCGTCAGACATGTTCTTGTTCTGCATCAGCATGTCGATCACTGACGAGTTAGAAGACGTGATAGTAATGTTGCACCAAGTGGTTGTGTTCTGACGCAGAGTGTTGGACTGCGCGTTCATCCGGTTCTTGCCGCGACCATCAGTAACACCATATGCCATGTCTGAAATCATCTCAGGCGTGTCGTTACTAATCTCGTCAATCGTAGCCACGAGGCTGTTCAGCATGCCGACCAAATGGTTCTTGGATGCGTTTGTATCCCGTGGACGAATCAACAGTTCGTCAGCCGCACCGAAGATCGAGTTAGCTACCATCTGTGCCGTTGACTTACCTGCGCCTGACTCTGCGTTGTACAAGTGAACCAGAACGCCTTTAACGACTGGGTGATTCAACAGCTTCAACAAGGGCGAGCCAAACCCACAGAACAATGTAAACGCGTGCGCCTCTAGTCCAACTCGATCATAGAAGTTAGCGATGGTCTTCCACTCATCTAAGGTACCAGTTGGTTTAAATGCTGCCGCCATCTGCCTAGTGCCACTTGCGGGCGGAGCCAACTTTGTACCGCTTGCGGTGTACTCAAGGTCGCCAACAACGAAGCCGAGTTTGTCAGGAGTCCAGCCCATCTGGTGACGGGTCCGGTTGGCCGCATATTGTGACTGCAGGCGGCGCAATGAAGATGCAAAATATGCCATGAGTTCTTGAGTATGTTTGCCATAAGTAATTACACCATTACGGACCAACAGGTCGCGCAAGGTATCGGGCTTCATGATGTCTTTTACAGAACTGTAGAACCGGCGTAGACCGTCTTTGCGCATGTGCAGGTTGATGCCCACCATTTCGCCTTCGCCATCTCCGTTCGTATCAGAATCGTAAAACCGTTCAGTTAGATAGAGGTCGTCTCGGTAAATTTCAATCTCAGTCTCAGTCTCGCCGTCAGCGGCCTTGACCTTCTTAAACACCCCACCAGTCGCACCGCGGAAGTAAGGGTAGCCGTACGATGGGACGTTAATCTCCAAAGACACGTGCTCGTCATCTTCTGGTGCCGCAATAACGTATTCACCTTCCTCAGTGGTCGGGGCCTCGCTCACGGTCTTGCCCAGCATCAACGGGGTACTGCAGGTCTGCTTACATCCCTCACACGTGGCGCCGTAGTTTTCTTTGTACCAGCTACACAGGTACGGACCTTTCGTCTCCGCGGCTTTATCTTCCGTGGTCGATGGCTCGTAGTCTGGGTGCGGACTAGATAACTTATGGATAGCAATAACGCGGTCAGAGCAACGCGTAGCGATAGACAGCGCGGCCCTCCACAAGGGCTCCTCCAATGTCGCCGCTTCACGCAGTGCCTTATCAATCTGTGCACAGCCGTTGCCCTTGAGGCTAAGTTTCGCCAGCTTCTTAAACGAGCACTCGGGGTAGTCTCCAGCCAGTTCGCGTGATGTGGCATCCATGCCAAACATCTTTGCCGCGGATAAATCCACAGGCGGGGGAGGCAGAAGGTCCTGCAGGGTTTTAATATCTACAGGCTGCCCTTGCGTGATGATCTGTACTGGACGGCTCTGACCGTTCTTAAAGTTATTTGTACCCGGCACACGCAGAATACGAGCCGCGTCTGTGGTCACAGAAGGGTCGGCGTGCAAGGCTTGTTTACCACATAACTGTTTTAGAGAACGGGCCATTGGCTTCCACTCCTCAACAGTCACATCGCGGGTCAGCGGCCAGTATACGTGCAGGCCACCACCAGAATTTACAAGCGTAGGAGTGGGTAACCCCGTTGCCTTAAGGAACGCAGAGAGCGCTTTAGCGCCGTCCGCTTGGTCGATGTAGTCTTTCTTTGGTCCGCAATCAATATCAAGGAACAAGGCGCGAAGGAACTGGACATTGGGTACTTTACGCACGCCTTGGTCATCAAATGATGCCAGTGCAAAATACGCATCTACACCCGTAGAATTGTGCCCGTCCGCAACCGCCTCGATCTCCTCAACGGAATCGTGAAACGTCTGGTGAACCACACCACCGCGAATACCTACGGCGCAATATCGGCCACTCGTAGGTAAGATGGAGCGAAGAAAATCTGTCACATGCACTCTTTCAAAAAGAGGAAGAAAAGGGTGACACTAAGTGCCACCCCTTCGGACGACATCACTTGGAGTATCGGGAAATAAACTTCTCAATAGCCACAAGGTGAAGACGTGAGCGTGGAGCCGAACTGCCGGTCAGCCAGTTGTACACGGTTGCCCGAGTAACACCCAACTTGTCTGCCACGAATACTACGGGGTATTCATTTTGCAGGAGCAGAGCAGCCAAGGTCTTTGCAGGCTCAGTAAGAGCCGCACGTTCCACACGCCGCAAGAAATGGACGCTATGTCCACGCCCTGAGTTAGTCTTCATCGTCAGTCAACCACTGGCTCAAGACATCTTCCGCGGCCTTACCAGCTTTGGCGGGTTCAGCTTTTTGCTTCTGACGCATGACTGGTTCTTCCACGGGCTCGTCTGCGGGCTCTTCCACTTTAGCTTTCTTAGCCGGTATTGGAGCTTCTGCGAACGCCGCCGGTAATGCAGGTGCATTGTCCTTCTTAGCCGCAAAACGCAACTCCAATGCCGCACGGACATCATCAGTAGTGCTTTGAGCCTTGGCGGTATTCCACTCCTGCTCAGACAAGGGACGCACAGCACGGAACTTCAACACGGGCACTGCTTCGCTTGTATCGAAACGCGCTTCTGTAACAACACCAGTGATTGGGATACCGTGACCAGATAAGAACTTACCGTACGCTTGCAATGGCATCTTATCGCCATCAGGACGACCGAACAGAGACTTGGCGGGAACCGTCAAACGATACACATTACCAGCGATGTCATTCTCTAACGTAACTGCAATACGCTTGCTGAAACGGCACGCACGAGCTTTACCTTCGCCAGAACCTTCGATGTTCTGTTGGCACGTAGCACAGTTGGCACTTTGACGAGACTCGGCAGGCACTTCTTCGTTGGGCACGACACCTTCAGAAGACCAGCAGGACGGACGGATGTCTTTGCCTTCTTCGTACTTCTCAGCGTAGAACGTACGCTGTGTACCCTTGCTGGTTGCGATGATGACCATAGGCATCGAACGCTCTTCGTTTTTCGCGACTTCTTCACCACCGACCATCATGCGCCACACACCGCCTTTGATGGAGATGCTCTTACCGCCGGAGCTACCGGCAAGTTCACGGGTTGTATCGTCAGAGACGTTACGGAGATAGTCAGGGATTACTGAACCGGATTGAAACAAAGCAATATTACTCATGGTATTTCCTTTAAACGAGTTTTAGTTTGCACGTGAACGAGTCACCGTGACAGCATAACGTGAGACCACGTTAACACCTTCGGGCAGCAGGTCTGGGTGCTGGTTTATGAATTCAGAGAAAGCAGTTTGGCTGATGCGTCTCTCAAGAAGTTCGGGTACACCGTGCTCCTTAACAAACTCATACATCCGCTCCCAGTCGCTGGTTTCATAACGGGTTTTGACCGAACGACGGAAAGAACCTGCTTCGGTCTTGCCCCCATCTTGGCCAGTGTCTTTACATAACTGCAGTAGCTCTTGTTCGATTACATCGAGTTGCTCTTGCAGGGCGTCAATTTTCTTTTTAGCTTCCGCCTCGGCTTCGCGCTTTGCGTCACGAATCTTGACGTAGGCTTTTACTAACCTTGATACATCCATTCTCCTTCTCCTTGTCTTTGTAGGTATGGGTGAGGGCTCACATGAAGCAGTGTCTACTTGGAGCAGTAGTGATCGTTAACCAACGTTGATACGGCGCTAACCCGTACCCCCTCACCCATGAATCAAATTATACACTGTCAATCCTTTGAGTCAAGGACTTTCGATCTCCGCTTTGTAAAGTTCTACAAGGTCCAAGTGCATATCAATCTTCTGCTCCAGCATGGTGTACATCCGCTTCTCTACGGGCGACCCCTGCAGGTGGGTGACTGTAACCTTATTCTTCTGTCCTTGGCGGTGCGCGCGCGAGTTCGCTTGCAAATAAATCTCAGTAGAGCTTACTGGGCCCCACCACACTACTTGGTTTGCGCGAGTCAACGTAATACCGTGCGCTGTCGCTTGTGGCACCATCAGCAAGACTCGAACGTTATCCTCCGTCTGAAAGTCTTTAATAATCTCGGCTCGGTTCGGTGCTGAGACCCCACCGTGAATAGTAGCGGTCGTGTACCCCGCGGCGCGGACCTTATCTTCCACCAATGTCAATGCGTGGCGATACGGTATAAACACCAATACCTTCTCATCGGTTTGATCGATTACATCCAGTAGCGCCTTGACTCGGTTGGATACATCAAACTCCACCACGTCTCTATCGTCCGTGTACACCGCCCCTTGTGAAATCTGCAGGAGCTTGTTCAGCATCGAGGCGGCGTTCACTGCGGTAATCTCAGCGCCAGCGGCTAGTGCCACCATCTGTTGTTTGATGTTTGTGTAGTACTTGGTCTGCTGTGGAGTCAGGGGTACATCACGCACCGAATACAGCAGGTCTGGTAAGTCGAGACACTCCTCTTTGGTGTACCGAATCGCTGGCTGTAAGACCCTGTGCACGGTATCTTTCGAGTCCTGTCGGGGTACCCACTTGTACTGAGTAATCTTAACCATGACTTGGTCACGAAACTTGCCATAGAACAGCGGTACAGCACTGGGGTTAACCAGCTTGGCCAGCCCATACGCATCAAGCGGCGACTGTGAGGCGGGCGTACCCGTCATGAGCCAGAGCCTAGTCGTTGGGTCCATCAGTGCGGCGAGTGACTTCCATCGGTCCGTCTGTACGTTCTTGATGGCGTTAGCCTCGTCCACAATAATCAGATCGAACCCGCCCGCCTTCAGCTCCTTCTCGACTACCTTCACGCCGTCAAAGTTGATGATGACAAACTCGTAGTCCTTGGCGAGCACTGCCTTACGCTGCTCCCTGCTACCCTGCGCAATAGCGCATGAGCGGTGCATGACGGTCTTGAACAGGTCTGAGCGCCACGCCGTATCCATAATAGATACAGGGCAGACAACCAGTACCCGTGTGACTAGCCCCTTGTTCATCAGATAGTCGGCGGCCCATGCGGCGGCAGAGGTCTTACCCGTACCCGCCTCGTTAAACACAAAGCAGCGGGGGTGCGTAGCCAAGAAAGCCGCGGTGTCCCTCTGGTGGTCAAACGGGGTATACATGCCGGGCCACTTATACCGTCCCAGAATGGGGTGCGGTACTTCCTTTATGCCAAGATTACGCAGGATACGCATCTCGTCCAAGTCCCAATGGACCATGACTTTTGATACCTCACCGTTCTCGGCAAGGATGTGGCTCTTGGGTATAAGCGTAGTGATTTGTGACGCCTTCCGTGTATTGAACACGAGCGCCCTGTCTTGCAGGATTTCCATATAGCACCAATAAAAACAAACGAACAAAAAGGGCCCGGAAGCGAACTTCCGGGCTAATTCCAACTAAGGAGTCGGCGGAGAGGACCGACAACTAATCTTACATCACCTACTCGCCGAAGCGCTAGGATTTTTTGGTCTTCATCGCCCCTGTTTTTGTACGGGGGAAACTCCGATTGACAGTCTTACTTACAGCGCGTAGGTTACCAGCGGCAGTGGAGCCGCCCTTGGACAGAGGTTTCTTGTGGTCTACATCCATGCCATCTCCCTTGGATACTCGACCTTCCTTCGTCAGTTGCCTACGAGCCGCATTGCGCTTGGCGCGGTTCTTTTTCTGCTCTGGTGTGCCTTGGTACGTATCGTACTCAGCACGGTAATCTCTTTCAGCCATGATTTTCACAGGATTCAACTGGGCAAAATTTGCACAGCGCTGAAGGGCGAGGATTCCATACCCCGTGCGTCAATGCCGCGTTGATACCATCTGCTCTGCCTGCCCATTTCGACAGAATCTCAGGTAGTTCTGACCTAGTGTACTTGGCTTTAATGACATCGCCAACTACTAAAAATAGCAGGGCCCCCTTGACAACTTCCACCTCTGGGTGGTGCACAAATACCATTGCTGCCATCAGCTCCAATTGTCCCTTGTCTGCATAGCGGCTTGACTTTCCAGTCTTGTAATCCACCACAAACGCGGTCTGCTTCTCTTCGTCCACCAGCAGGTAGTCGGGTATACCCCTAAACCACGCATCATCCCCAAAGAACTCCGCGGGGCGGAAGTCGGCGGTAATAGCCATCTTGCGTTCACAGTAAACCGTTCCCTCCATCTGAGCCAACGGCTCGGCGAACTTCTTAAACTGCGAGAACTTGGCGGGTATATCCACGCCGTCCTGAACGTAGTCTTCCAGCGCTTTGTGTACGGCAGTGCCGTACAGGGTAGCCTCAGTGTCTTTTGACTTGAACTGCTTAAGAATACGAACAGTGTGGAACCTGCGGGGACATCCCTCAAAATCTTTAATTGAGGAGTACGAGTGCACGAGCTTCATATAGACGACCAGTAGTTCTTTGAGGCCTATAGTATACCGTTATTCGCCATTGGCGACGCGTTCAGGTCTATCCGCCATAGCTGTCTCCAACATCTGACTCACAGGCAAGGGGTAATCCTTTAGCCCAGCTCGGTTGCCACGACATACACGCCTCAATATAAGCCACCGCTTCTTCCTGCTCGTCACGTTTAGCCAATGCAACCACCGAGTCATGCACGGTCAGCGCCACCTTGTACCGTTTAGCGATACGTAGCATCTGCTCGCCCACTACACAACGCGCTACGGCTTGGGTGAAGTTCTCCACTACCTTCCCACCATAGATATACGTCTTGATGCCCTTGGATTTATACGTCCACTGGTCGCGCCCCTTATCCGCATCGTACGACTTGTACAAGTTGGGGTACTGGATAAACAAACCGCTTGGCAGCGTCAGCCCTGACCACGGCACCACGTTGATAATGCCCGGTGCATCCACTTGAAATGTCTGGCCCAACCTCAACGCGTCCAATGCTTCGTCTGCTTTGTACCATAACTCTTTTATACGAAAGTTCGATGCGCGATATGTGTCGATCATGCGTTTGGCTTCATGCAACTCCACCTCGACTCCAGCCTGCGTCTTCAAGAATAACTGCAGCTTATGGTGCCCAACGCCATAGCCCGCGCCAAGGATAACGGTCTTGCCGACTTGCCGCTGTTGCTTATCAATCTTCTCGCGCGGTGTGTCATAGATCGCCTCGGCCATGATTTTGTACACGTCTTCTTTCTGAGCGAACGCCTCAACCAAGTTGGACTGCCCAGCCAGCCACGCCAATGTACGCGCTTCGATCTGCGCCGAGTCACAGTCAATAACGACATAACCTTCTGGCGCTTTGATCGACTGCTTAATCTTCTTGGCATTGGGGCCACGGCTCGGCAGGTTCTGCAGGTTGACTTTATCCTGACCGGACCACCGTCCTGAGTGCGCACCGTAGTAACGCAATGGGACTGGGAACGACCCCCGATCTGCCATGTCAATGAAGCGCTTAGTGCGGGTCTCCTCGATGGTGGACTTGTTACCTAGACGTGCCGCAACGATAGCCTGAACGCGGTCGTCCTCATGGTCAGACAGCGCTTGGAACTCCTCATCCGTCTTGGCAAACGCGTACGCCTGCTTACCCGTGGTCAGGCTAGTCTTCATCGGGGGCTCCACACCAAAGCTCTCCAGTAAAGTCGCGAACTTCTGGTTGGACATGAGTAACTTCTTCACATCCTCTTCGTCATTGGCATGCAGCATTTTGCGCACAGTATCCAGAAGCAATTCCTTGCGTGTCAATACGTCCTCGTAGTGGTCGGTCAGGTGCTCCTTGTCCAATACCAATGCAGGTTCTGTAAACATACGCAGGGTTAAGTCGATGAGTTGCATCTCCTTCTTTGGAAACCCCATGTCCATGTAGACGTTGAATAGCCCGTACGTCAACTCCACGTCATTACAACAGTAGGCCGCGTAACGCTCCATCTCTTCTGGTGTGAAGTCGTCGTAGTGTTTACCCAGCGCGTTCAGCACCTCATCGCCCTTCCGCCCCAACCGCATACGTTCAGCCTGCTTGGCGAGTGAGTGTGACTTCTCGTGCGGGAACAGAGCGCGGGACATACCCAACGTGTCCGCCCATGCCATCGGCTTGATACCGTAGCGCCAAGACATAATCGCGCCATCGAACGCGGTGTTCTGCGCGACCACCATTGCATCAGACCAATCGATACTGGCAAGGTGATCGGCCACGTCATGCTTAGGAACCCACACGGGCTTCTCGTTGTTAATCTGCGTGGCTACCCCAATGGTCTCAAACAGGGGCGAGCGTACGTATTCTTCTGTGGTGACTTTGGTGAGGCTAAACTGGCGGTCGTAGTAGGTCTCAAAGTCAATCGTTATCAGTTTCATCTAAAACTTTCTCGTAGAGGTGATAGTTGTGCTTTGCGGTGTGGATGTCGGCAAGGCACGTGTTTAGGTAGTCAAGGGTTTTTTCGTTAATCACAAGGGCTAAGCCGCCTGCTTCCGCAATCTTTCGCAGGCTCAACACTTGGATGCCAGTTGGTTTGTTGTAGCCAGCCTTCGCCTCGATTCCAATGAACCGCCCATCAAGGCAGGCGAGGATGTCTGGTGTTCCATTTGCTGCATACATACCACCGATGTAGTTTACGGCGTATGCTCCGGCGTCTTTGAGCGCCTTGTGTATCTTCGCTTTTACTTTGGCTTCTGGTGTTGCGGCCATAGGACTCCTTTGTTGGGGGTGGGGGGATATGTAGATTCGGTGCCCCCCTCACCGTTGGGGAGAAAGTGCGCTACCCGCCTAGATTCTCGCGCCTGAGTGGGACGAGTAGCGCCCTCAAAACATGTTCGCATCTACAAGGCTTGCATGTGTTGAGATGGTGTACTCACCACTCAGACTGAACTTCTTTTAATTTCTGCAGGTAATGCTTGGCCTTGCCCGCATCATCCGTGTTTTCTTTATGTCCGGCACGCAAACTGTACTTGATAACGTTGCCCTTCAAGAACCCCACAAACTCATCGTGGGTCATCACCGCTTGCATAATCGCCCACGGCTGTATCGCCATCTCTTTGTAGTGATTACCACTGACCTGTATGTCGTCGGCGCTCATGCTGTTAGTTTCAGTCATCATCATCTCCTTCGTAAAACTCACCATCCTCTGCGCTACGAAACATCTCGTTGTACGCAAGGTACGCATCGGTAAGCGCGTGTATTACGCTCGCCATCTCTAAATCTTCTTTGTGGGTTACGTGGGCTAGCGCATTGACTAGCACGTTGACCTGCTCCATACCTTCACCCGACACACTTAGCGTGAGGTTTACCTTGCGTATGGCGGAGGCCATCTCCACGGGGGTTACATCAGGCTTGCGGCTAGTCATACAAAGTTCTCAAGATTGGGTTGACGATAGTTCGGGCCCTTCTTGATTTTGCCTTGCTCTGTGAAGGTAGGCTGACCATTGCTGTCGAACTTGCTCCAGTTACTCGAGTTCACTTCGTCCACCGCATCTACCATCTTCATCTTGTCGCAGTGTGCCACCCCAACCGCTGTTACCACTTGGTCAGCCAGTGAGTCCAAGAACTCAACACGTTGAATAGGGAATGCTTTGTAGTGCCCAGCCTTAAAGCCTTCTGCCAAAGTCATCATCGCCAGACGCACATCACTCAACTTGTTACTGCTCTTCCCGTCCTCACCCTCTAAGGCGATCAACATCTCGGTGATCTCTTCAAAGTGGCAGCCCAACTGCACATTGAAATCCTCAAAAGTCGGCTCGGGCCGTGCTCGTTTATGCCATAACGCAATTGCTTCGATACTCATATTTGCCCCGTGATAAGACTGCCATAAATAAAACCGAACATACCAGACACAACCACCGTCCATGCCAGTGTAGCGCCGAGTGTGTAAATGATACCGTGGTAATCCCACTCGTCATTAAATTCTGCGCGCCAGTCTATAACCTTTTTGGGGTGTAGCGCGGGTTTCGGTAGTCTATTGACCATCCGGTCGGTTTTACGCATTTCCTGTTCAACTGTGGTCATACTGCCCCCTTTATTGGCGTTGCCCGTTTGTGTTTCATCTCGTCATACACAATCTTCAGCGCGTTCTCCATGTCTTTGATTGTGATTACGTCCAACTGCGCATCATGCAGCTCCATTGCTTCGTTCAAGGCGGCCATCTCCTCAGCCCGCAGGATAAACTTCTCGGACTCAATACCCCGCGCACCTACCGAACGCAAAGCGCGTAGCCCTGCACTGACCACATCCTTATACTCACGTCCAAACCCAAGTCGGTATAACGACTCTGTTATGTTCAGCGCGCTAATCAAGACATCGAGGTCTTTCTTAGTGGCTTTCCCCTGTGTAAGCATTGCCATCGCCATATGATTCGTAAGCCGCAGGTCCACGGCAAAAGATTCATGGTGGTTAACGGGCTTCATGCTATCCATCACGTACCCAATCGTGTCGATACGCACTCCCTTGGGTCGATATTTACTTCTTTTTCGCATGGTTGGCCTTGTGCCTCTCGCTGTTCTTTGTCCTCAATCCCGGCACGGCGTCACCGTTGGTATTACGGGCGCGTACCTTCCCTCCTACTGTCCCTGCGGCGCTCCGTTTAAACGGTAGTAGGTCAATCTTAAACATCTCTGGGTTGGTAAATGGGTTCATTGGGCTCTGTCTTTGTACGTGGTATACCGCCAAGCGGTAGCCTCTTTATCGATGCGTTGCCATATGACTTCGCGCTCTTCATCGGTAAAGAAAGGCCACTGGGCGACTTCTAGATATGTTCTACCACATCCCTTACAGATTTCATCAAACAGCGTTGTACAAACCGCAATGCAGGGGCTGTCAGGTCGCATAAAACTCTCCTAGAACGGAGCCTCCTCGGTCTGCTCAAGGGTACGTTGGTGGCGTATCTTCGCAGCTTGC